TACCGTCTAGCGTTGCTGTCTTCATGCTGCATCCTCCGGCCATTCGTAACCGAACATCGCTATCAGTATGTCGCGCACTTGCTCTCTGTCGTGGCTGTCACCGTCGAAGGCTATGCGTGTGCGCTTCTTGTGTATCTCGGTCGCTGCCTTCACGTCGGCTAGCGTTACGCCCATTGGGTAGAGGCCATACGGTCCGTAATAGCTAAGCACGTAGGTGTAGAAGTCCGTCATGATGATGTCCTTTTTGGGTTGAGGTTTTTGAGGTCGGATATATCCGTTATGAGCATGTAGTTGGACTTGTTGATTGGGGCTGTGCAGTATGTGACTGCGTGTGCCCGTGTGTCGCCGCAGTCTAGGCATGTAGTGTAGCCTAGGCGGAACCGTTCAACTGCGAACGGCGTGTAGCAGTCTCTGCATAAGACCTGTGTCATTTCCTTAACTCCAGTTAAGCGTTTCGTGTTTGCACTGATGTGCGGGGTCATCGACGTCCTGCCGATTATTTAAACTAGCAGAAAGTCCCTCTTATGTCAAATGGAGGTGGGATTTGGTATTGTAGGACTTTGTGGAATGTTAGAAGTCCCTCATTCGTTTTCTAACAATATGAGGATGGCTGGAGAGGCGCAGAAGTGTGCGGTTTTTTGGGGGTAGTAGTATAGTATAGTTTTAAAGTTATAATGTAGTAGGGAAAATAGAGAGCCCGGCACTTTTTGCCCTTCGCACTGCATAGAAGGGGTCGGACAGATGCGCACTGTCAAAAATCAAAATCCGGCTTCACAACCCAATAACTTTCTAACTTCCTACAATAGGGGTGTAAACCATTGAAAAACAAGGAAAACTAAAGTTATTGTTTTAAAGCCGCACCATAACTTTGCACTATTTTGCCAACTTTGCATTTTCTTGTTGACTTTGCCCATTTTGGACGTTAGGTTGAGTTCAACCTAACGGTCGGGGCGCTCACCCAACCAGTTAGCTCAGGCGCTCACCCAACCAGTTAGCCCTTACTATCACCGCAACTATCATGGACCACTATCACAGGTAGGTAACTATCACGTGGTTAAGGACTATCATGGATAAGTGACTATCATAGGTAGAACACTATCATTGGTGACTATCATCACTTCTATCATAGATTAATTATGACAATCTTCGATTGACGTTAATTTGTTTTGTTTGTCCCCGAAGGGGACAAAGGGCGCGGAAAAATCCGCACCCCGACGCGGACGCAAAAAAAAACCCCCGCGACCCGAGGGCCGCGAGGCGGAGGCGCGGCGGAGCCGCGAGGCGGGAGGCGGGAGCCGAAACCCCCGCCAGTTATGTTACGCCGCGAAATAGGCAGCAATCTTTTCAGCCAGACCGCGCAGCTTATCCTCGACCGCAGTAGATGGAGCGAACGAGCTTTCATCATTATCGCCTAGCACTTCATCCATGCACTTGATGACATATTCCAGAGACTCGCCAAACTTCTCACCATTGGCAGGCTTAACGCGATTAGTCTTGGCTTGCATATAACCACCAGCGACAGCCGCAGGAGCCAGCTTATTAGCAATGTCGGTGGCAGACGGAACCTTGCCGAAGATTGGATTGTTGCCGCCTACGCACTTAACCTTGAGCGCCTTAGCTTGCTCGAGTAGCGTTTCATCGTCAGGAACAGGCAGACCTTGCAGCTCGAGATTGCCCCGAACCCGCTCGACCAGACCACGAGCCAGCTCATTAGGCGCGCCGTTATCATCGACCAACTCATAAGCGAGAGAAGCAGGCACTCCCACCGCTAGCACTGGAACAGACTTACCCTTGCGCGGGACTTTAGCGGTAGTAATCTCAACAGGCGAACCAGCCCAACCAGCCGATGCGATAGTGAAGGCACGTTGAAACGCCATTTTATCAGCCGAGGACATCCCGCCCTCAATCCCGAAGTTATCAGCCACAGCGCGATACATAGCAGGCAGAAACTTGCCATCGGTAGAGCCATCTTCATGCCGCCGAGCCTTGAACATATCCTCGAGCAGACACACGCCGGAAACCTCATTGTCACCCGAACCATACGACCAGCGCATAGAGTAGAAACGATTGTCAGCGATACCCGAAGCCATCGTTGCGATGCCAGACTGAGCCATAGCCGAGCCATCGCGGAACATATCCACACCTTTTGAGATGGTAGAGGCATTCGATAAGAGCTTTGCATTTAATGTCATTTTGTATTTCCTTTACTTGTGTTGCTGGCAGGACTTCCCCGCCAGTGATTTATTTATAGACCAGATAGACGCTTAGACCAAATCGACTTGATGAATTAAAACGGGAGAGCTTAACCACAGTTAAGACATCGCAGAGCCTAACCACAGTTAAGGCATAGCGCGACATGGCGCGAGGCAAGCGCAGCATAGAAAATAAAATCGGTCTGCTTCGCAGACATTTGATTAGGTTAAGTATTAGTGAAGTGGAGTGTAGGATTAACAGGGGTGGGGTGTATCGGATTGACTATACTGTTACCCTACCTACCCCCGACCCCCCTCTGGTGGCATGTTGTTACCCCACCACTACATACATACTATTTTGCATATTCGACGACGCACTTTTGAAAATCATACCCCCCACCCCCTCTTTTTCCAGCCACCGGTTCGCTGCCGCTTAATGCAGCCAGACCCCCCGTCGATGGTACCTTGACGTCCAAACCCCACGGGGGTATTATTTTTGAACCGTTATTTGACATTGCGGTACCGGTAGGGGTGGTGTTTCCCTCAGTTTGCGCCGCCCCTATTTTCCTCTTTCCTTCTCCCACCTACACTGCTACACGGCGTGCGCATAAACTTATCTCAGCCTCCTACAAGCGGAGCTTACATACATGCCTATTATAAAAGCCGAACCGAGCACGGAGTATCCTGTGCCGTTTGACCTGTCCGATGAGGACTTCGATAATTTTGCGGACAAATTAGCATCCATAGGTAATACAGCAGAGCTGCTCGAGCAGCTTGGTGCCCCAGTCGAGTTGGCCAAGGAAAACGTCGAAGAAGAGGCAGCACTGCTAGATGCAGCCATCGACAACCAGAAAATAACACCATTACAGTCCAGCCTGCCAGCTGCCCTCGGCGCTGCGGCTTTCCTACGTGCTTATGGCCAAGGCCGGGCGATGGATGCGGGTCAAGTACGCACTGCGCTGACTAATAAGCTGCTAGAGATTGCTGACTGCGGCGAGATTAAGTACGAGCTTAAGGCTATTGAGCTGCTTGGTAAGCACTCAGATGTGGGTCTGTTCACTGAGCGCAGTGAGATTAACGTCAATTATAACTCGCCCGAAGGTCTGGAGAAGGCCATTACGGACCGGGTCAAGCGCCTGCTGAATGCAGACGTCATAGATATGAAGCCACTGGGCATGGACCTCGACGAGGAGCTAGGCATCCTCGATGCGGATTTTGAAGATATACTGGCTGATGAGCCCACCGAAGAGGTGGACGAGTGAACATCACGCTCAAAGACATACCCAAGATACTCCCAAAACTCTCACCCGCAGAGCAAGAACAGCTGCTCGCTGAGCTAGATAAGCTGGAGAAGCTCAAGACGCAGGAGTTGGCGCGCAAGCGGTTCCTGAAGTTCGTAGAACAAGTTTGGCCGACATTCATTGGAGGTAGGCACCATGCGAAAATGGCAGACGCCTTCGAACGCGTTGCTCGTGGTGAGTGCAAACGCCTCATTATTAATATGCCACCGCGACACACAAAGTCGGAGTTCGCCTCTTACCTGCTCCCTGCATGGTTCCTCGGACTCAACCCCCATAAGAAGATTATCCAGTGCTCGCACACAGGTGAGCTAGCTGTCGGCTTTGGCCGTAAAGTACGTAACTTGGTGGATACAGAAGTGTACCACGAGACGTTTCCTGACCTGAAGCTAGCTGCAGACTCTAAGGCGGCTGGCCGGTGGAATACATCGAAAGGGGGTGATTATTTCGCTATCGGTGTGGGCGGTGCGGTTACCGGTAAAGGTGCTGACGTGCTCATCATTGATGACCCGCACTCAGAGCAGGAAGCTGCGCTGGCGGAAGTTAACCCAGATATCTACGACAAGGCATATGAGTGGTACACCTCTGGTCCACGTCAGCGTCTCCAGCCGGGCGGTGCCATTATTGTCGTGATGACGCGGTGGTCGAAGCGCGACCTGACCGGGCAGATATTAAAAGACGCAGCTGCTAACGACAGCCTCGGTGAGTGGGAAGTCATTGAATTTCCAGCGATTTTGCCTAGCGGCAACCCGCTGTGGCCTGAGTTCTGGGAGTTAACCGAGTTAGAGAAGGTCAAGCGCGACGTCCCTAACAGTAAGTGGATGGCGCAGTACCAGCAGAACCCGGTGTCAGAAAGCGCCGCCATTGTTAAGAGAGAGTGGTGGCAGGAGTGGGAGAGTGATGACCCGCCCAGCTGTGACTTTGTGCTGCAGGTGTGGGATACGGCCTTTGAAAAAACTAGTAGGGCGGATTACTCCGCATGCACGACATGGGGTGTGTTCTACCACCCTGATGACAACGGCATAACGCAGGCCAACATCATACTACTTAATGCCTTCCGTGACCGCATGGAGTTTCCAGAGCTGAAGCGTGTGGCTGTCGAAGAGTATAAAGAGTGGCAACCAGACGGCGTCATAATCGAGAAAAAGGCATCAGGTGCACCGCTCATCTACGAGATGCGGGCTATGGGCATACCAGTGCAAGAGTTTACGCCTACCCGGGGTAACGACAAGATTTCCCGTCTCAACGGTGTTGCAGACATATTCGCATCAGGCCGGGTGTGGGCACCAGCAACGCGCTGGGCGGAAGAAGTGATTGACGAAGTGGCAGAATTTCCCGCTGGCTCTAACGATGACTATGTTGATACAGTATCCATGGCCTTGCATAGGTTCAGGCGTGGGGGGTACGTGACTACTAACCTAGACGAGCCCGAAGATATCGTGTACTTTAGGTCGAACCGCAATCAGGGGTATTACTAATGGCAAACGTTAAAGCACTTTTTCCTATCGGCAAAACTCAATGGTCGAAATGGTCTGACGACCAACGTACGGCGTTCAACGAGGCACGCGCAGAAGGCATAGAATATGCCGATGCCGTAGCAGGCGCGAACCAGACGCAGACTAAAAAGAAAAAGAACGTGTTCGATATCATCGGAGACGTAGCGGAAACCGCAGTTCGCGTAGGTGAAGTGGCGGCATCTGTCTCTCCGGCACTCGCAGTGGCCAAGACTTTGGCGAAGAAGGTCAAGTAAATGGACATCGACAAGTCGCTCAACCAAGCCCCGCTAGGTATGTCTTCGATGATGGAGATGGACGAGGGTCCTGACATTGAGATTGAGATTGAAGACCCTGAGAGTGTCGAGATTGGCATCGGGGGTATGGAGATCGAGATCGACCCTAGCGAGGACGAGGGCGACTTTAACGACAACCTAGCCGAAGACTTGGACGAGGGCGTGCTTACAGAGCTTGCTGGCGACCTTATCGGTGAGTTTGACGAAGATATTGGCAGCCGTAAGGACTGGATACAGACATACGTAGACGGCCTTGAGCTGCTGGGTATGAAGGTTGAAGACCGGACCGAGCCTTGGCCCGGCGCATGTGGTGTGCATCACCCACTGCTGTCCGAAGCTGTGGTTAAGTTCCAAGCCGAGACTATGAGCGAGACATTCCCAGCCCAAGGGCCGGTGCGTACGCAGATTATCGGTAAAGAGACTAACGAGAAGAAGGACGCCGCTGCACGCGTCCAAGAAGACATGAATTACCAGTTGACCGATGTGATGGTCGAGTATCGCCCTGAGCATGAGCGCATGCTGTGGGGGTTGGGCCTCGCAGGTAACGCGTTCAAGAAGGTGTATTTCGACCCATCACTCGGTCGTCAAGTCTCCATGTACGTCGCTGCGGAAGATGTAGTCGTACCTTATGGCGCGTCCAGCTTGGAAGTCGCTGAACGCGTCACCCATGTGATGCGGAAAACCCCGAACGAGCTTAAAAAGCTCCAAGCAAATGGGTTTTACCGTGATGTAGACCTACCAGACCCCGTCAATTCGATGGATGAGGTCGAGCAGAAGATTTCGGAGCAGCTCGGCTTCCGTGCTGAGACCGATGACCGGTATAAATTGCTGGAAATGCACGTTGATATCGTCATTGAGGACGACGAATACCGTAGCGACGAGGAAAACGAGCTTGGTATTGCGCTCCCATACGTCGTTACCATAGATAAAGAGACCGAGACGGTCCTATCTATCCGCCGTAACTGGAACCCAGATGACAAGAAAAAGCTTAAGCGCAACCACTTCGTACATTATTCGTACGTTCCGGGCTTTGGCTTCTACGCTTTTGGCCTTATTCACCTTATCGGTGCTTTTGCTAAGTCTGGTACCAGCCTTATTCGTCAGCTTGTCGATGCTGGTACTCTATCTAATCTACCGGGTGGATTTAAAACTAAGGGCTTGCGCGTCAAGGGTGACGACACCCCGATAAGCCCTGCTGAATGGCGCGATGTGGACGTAGCGTCGGGTACGATGCGCGACAATATCATGCCGTTGCCGTATAAAGAGCCAAGCCAAGTGCTCTACAGCCTCCTTGGGACCATCGTAGACGAAGGTCGTCGCTTCGCGGGTATGGCGGACATGAAGGTGTCTGACATGTCTGCACAGGCTCCTGTGGGCACCACACTGGCTATTCTCGAACGTACGTTGAAGATGATGAGTGCCGTGCAGGCACGCGTCCACTACGCGATGAAGCGGGAGTTCCAGCTTCTCAAGGGCATCATCCGCGACTACACGCCAGATACGTACAGCTACGAGCCAGAAGAAGGCGGTCGTCGGGCCAAGAAGTCTGACTACGACAACGTCGAGGTTATTCCGGTCTCTGACCCTAACGCAGCGACAATGGCGCAGAAGATTGTACAGTATCAGGCTGTCATCCAGCTGGCCCAAGGCGCGCCGCAGATTTATGACCTGCCATACCTGCATCGCCAGATGCTTGAGGTGCTGGGTATCAAGAACGCCCAGAAGCTCGTACCGCTCAAGGACGGTGACGACATGAAGCCACGTGACCCCATCTCTGAGAATATGGACGTCATCAACGGTAAGCCAGTCAAAGCGTTTATCTACCAAGACCACGAGGCGCACATCGCAGTCCACATGGCTGCTATGCAAGACCCCAAGATTATGCAGCTTATGGGCCAGAGTCCTAATGCACAGACAATGCAGGCCTCTATGCAAGCGCATATAGCAGAACACCTTGCGTTTGCGTATCGCAAGCAGGTCGAAGAGCAGGCTGGTGTACCACTACCACCGCCTAACGCAGAAATGGACGAGAACACCGAACTGGCTGTCTCCCGTCTGGCAGCACAAGCAGCACAACAACTGCTTCAGAAGAACCAAGCCGAAGCTCAACAGCAGCAGAACCAACAGATGGCCCAAGACCCCATCGTACAGATGCAGATGCAAGAGCTTCAGATTAAGCAGGGTGAACTCGACCTCAAGCGACAGAAGCTACAGATTGACGCCGCTGAGAAGAATGACCGCCTAGAACTCGAGCAGATGCGCATCGAGTCACAGGAAGAGATTGCTGGCCTAAACGTCGGCGCAAAACTTGCCACTTCCAAAGGACAAATGGAAGCTAAGCAGGAAGCGGAAGGACTCCGCATGGGTATCGAATTGGCCCGTGAAGCCTTCCAACGTGAACAACCCGTTCCTAACCAAGCAACGCCCAAGGAGAATGAATGACTCATGAGTTACTGACGTACCTGTCAAAAAAGATACAAGACGAGATTGACGTACTTAGCGGCGACCTCGCCCGTGGAACTGCAAAAGACCACGGGGACTATAAATACGCCTGCGGGATTATCCGTGGGCTTATGATTACAAACGGTTTCATTGCTGAAGCCGCACAAAGAATGGAACACGACGATGACTAATGCAGAGGACAATACTCTCCCGACCCTACCAGAGATTTTTCTGGCTTCGGACGTAAACAACATTCAGGACGCAACAGTGCTGCCTGACACCGACGAGAAGAAAGCCAAGCAGCTTCCAGACCCGTCAGGCTACCGCATTCTGTGCGCTATTCCTGAGGCTGAAGAGAAGACCGCTGGCGGTATCTTCAAGGCCGACTCTACCAAGCAATTTGAAGAGCTCAGTACTCCAGTGCTTTTGGTGCTGAAGATGGGTCCAGATTGCTACAAGGACGAGAAACGCTTTCCGTCCGGCCCATGGTGCCAAGAAGGCGACTTCATCCTTACCCGCCCACATGCAGGTAGCCGTGTGAAAATCCACGGTCGTGAGTTCCGCCTCATCAACGACGACAGTGTCGAAGGTGTTGTTGAAGACCCCCGGGGCATTTCCCGCGCTTAACGGGCGTAACCCGTACATAGGAGAATGATATGAGTATGGATGATAACGACGACTTCTCGTTTGAAATCGAAGACGAAACCCCCGTTGAAGGTGCTGAAAAGCCCGAAATTGAAATCGAAGATGATACCCCCGAGGCAGACCGTGGCCGTGAGCCAATGCCAAAGGAACTTGTTGAAGAGCTAGAAGCTGATGAGCTTGAAGATTATTCCGACAAGGTAAAGACCCGTCTGAAGCAGATGAAGAAGGTCTGGCACGACGAGCGTCGTGAAAAAGAACGCGAAATGCGCGAAAAGGCAGAAGCCCTTTCTGTTGCTCAACGCGTTATGGAAGAAAACCGTAGGCTGAAAAGCACGCTAGCTAAGGGCGAAGAGTCCCTTATGGGCAGCTACAAGCAGACTGCGGAAATGGAAGCCGCAGCGGCTAAGCGTGAGTTCAAAGAAGCGTACGAGTCAGGTGATGCAGACCGTCTAGCAGACGCTCAAGAAAAGCTTGCAGAGGTTAACTACCGCATGCAGCAAATAAATAGTTATCGTCCTACTTTACAAGAAGAAGATAACGAGGTAGAAATACCGCAACAGCAGGTACAAATTCCGACACCTGACCAGAAAACTATGGCGTGGCAAGAGCGCAATACGTGGTATGGTACAGACCCGGAAATGACTGCATCTGCTCTTGGGCTTCACCAGAGGCTCATAAATGAACGTGGCCCGCAGTTTGCAGGTACCGACGAATATTGGGGCGTTGTAGACAAAACTATGCGCCGTCGCTTCTCCGATTACTTCGGAGACGAAATGGATAATGGTGACACCAAACCCACTGCACGCGAACAAAAAGCGTCATCGGTCGTTGCTCCAGCCTCACGTACACGGTCCCCCAAAAAGATTGTGTTGAAACAGTCCCAACTGGTGATTGCTCGTAAACTGGGTTTAACCCCTGAGCAGTACGCCCGTGAACTTATGAAGATGGAGAAATAAAATGACTGATATTATTGACGCCCTAGAAGGCAAAGCGGGCTCCGCCCGTGCACCTCGTGAAACCCGTGCAGAAGCTGAACGTCCCAAAGTATGGCAACCGGCATCGACCCTGCCAGAACCGGACAAACAAGCTGGCTATGCGTATCGTTGGATACGTGTATCGTCGATGGGTAAAAACGATGCTAGCAACGTCTCGTCCAAACTACGGGAAGGTTGGGAGCCGGTGGCAATTGAGGAACAACCTCAGTTCCAAATGTTGGTGGACCCGGACAGCCGTTTCAAAAACAACATCGAAGTCGCAGGACTGTTGTTGTGCAAGGCACCGGAAGAACTGATGGCGCAGCGTAAGGCATACTTCGCTAACAAAAATCAGTCTCAGATGGACTCCGTGGACAATAACTTCATGCGTGAGAACGACGCTCGTATGCCACTCTTTAGGGAAAAACGGTCTACGACGTCATTTGGCAAAGGCAAATAGCTAAAGGAGCTATAAAATGGCATACCCTTCTGTTACCAGCCCTTACGGGCTAATCCCGATCAATCTGATCGGCGGACAGGTTTTTGCTGGTGCAACTCGTCAACTTCCAATCGCAACCAACTCTTCGACTGCCATCTTCTATGGTGACGTCGTTAAGTTGCTCGCAGGCGGTACTGTTGGCAAGGACACTGGTACAGACGCTGCTACACCAGTCGGTGTTTTCCTCGGTTGCACCTATACGGACCCAACCTTTGGTCTGACATTCCGTCAGTACTACCCCGGCACCACGAACATCAGTGACATCACAGCATACGTTCAGGAAGACCCTGATGCGTTGTTCAAGGTCGCTGTATGCGCTGGTACCAACTCGAACACCATCAGCTATCTCACTCAAGCCGCTGTCGGCTCGAACGTGAAGCTCGCTAACGGTGCGAACAACGTAGGTTCGACCTCGAACGGTAACTCCAAGGTGGGTGTAGACTCGACCGAAGGTACTACTTCGACATGGCCTATCCGCGTAGTCGATGTTGTTCCTGAAACCGCTATTGCAGGTAACCCCGGTTCTTACACCGAAGTTATCGTCAAGTGGAACCAAGGCACTCACCAGTACCTCAACCCAACCGGTCTGGCATAAGGAGACTGACTAATGGCAATTTCACGCGCACAACTTCTTAAGGAACTGTTGCCCGGACTGAACGCTTTGTTCGGCCTCGAGTATGCACGTTACGGCGAAGAGCACAAAGAAATCTACGAAACGGAAACTTCTGAACGTTCGTTCGAAGAAGAAACGAAGCTTTCTGGTTTCTCGGCTGCTCCAGTCAAGAACGAAGGTTCGGCCATCGCATACGACAACGGCCAAGAAGTCTTCACCGCTCGCTACAACCACGAAACGATTGCCCTCGGGTTCTCGCTGACTGAAGAAGCGATTGAAGATAACTTGTACGACTCGCTGTCGTCGCGTTACACGAAGGCCTTGGCTCGCGCCATGTCCTACACCAAGCAAACTAAGGCTGCTGCAGTCTTGAACAACGGCTTCGACACCGACTACACTGGCGGTGACGGTCAACCATTGTTCTCGGCTTCGCACCCATTGGTTTCTGGTGGCACGAACTCGAACATCCCAAGCACTCCTGCTGATTTGAACGAAACGTCGCTTGAAGCGGCTGTAATTCAGATTGCAGCGTGGACGGATGAACGCGGCCTGCTCATCGCAGCTAAGCCACGTAAGCTTATCGTACCACCAAGCCTGATGTTTGTTGCTACTCGCTTGCTCGAAACCGAACTCCGCGTTTCGACTGCAGACAACGACATCAACGCACTGAAGTCAAACGGCTCTATCCCAGAAGGTTACGCCGTAAACCACTTCTTGACCGACACTGACGCGTGGTTCTTGACCACCGACGTGCCAAACGGTCTGAAGCACTTTGTTCGTACGCCAATGGCGACGGGCATGGACGGTGACTTCGATACTGGTAACGTTCGTTACAAGGCTCGTGAGCGTTATTCGTTCGGCTGGTCAGACCCTCTGGGTATGTACGGCAGCGAAGGCGCAGCCTAATAGTTTCCCCGAGAGCGTAGCTCAAGGGAACGGGGGGAAGGGAGGAGAGAAATCTCTTCCCTTCTTTTTTGTTTGTGGTATATCTACGCTACTAGGGAACAATATTCGTACCGACCGGCCCAGCGGACTTAGTAGAGACGGTACGTACGAGTGCTACTACACAGGAGATAAATCATGGCTAATACCACATTTAACGGTCCAGTTCGTTCAGAGAACGGCTTCCAAACAATTTCAATCAACGCCACAACCGGCGCGGTAACTGTTACCGGCACCATCGGTGCAGCAATCACTGCAACCAGCACGGTCACTGCTCTTAGCGGTTCGGCTCTCACGGCTGGCGGCGCTGCTGCTTTCATCGGCACAAACACTGCTGCTGGTATGGGTGTCTACATGGGTTCAGGCGCTCCGACTATCGCTGCTGCCAAGGGTTCGCTCTACCTGCGTAGCGATGGTTCAGGCGTTGCTGACCGTGCGTATATCAATACAAACGGCTCGACCACATGGACGGCGCTTTCGACCGCAGCCTAATCGGTAGCCTCTAAGAAGGAGAAACCCGATGGGTATGCAATATGACGTCAAGAACGTACACGCGAACGCTAGTGGTAGCCTTGTAGGCTACCGCACACGTGTCAAAGGTATGGTTATCACTTCGGGTGGCACTACTGCCGGTTCCGTCATTCTTAAGGATGGTGGTTCTGGTGGTACAACACAGATCGAAGTTGATTTACCCGCTACTGCGGCTTTTCATACTGTGTTTATCCCCGGTGAGGGTGTGCTGTTCGAAACCAACGTTTACGCTGCGTTGACGAACTGCTCAGTCTCCGTATTCTACGGGTGATATATGCAGCAGGAACAAAGCTACGACTTAGCTGGTAAGAGCGTCTTCATCGCTCTTCCAGCGTACGACTTCAAGGTGTCCTTGAAGCTAGCTGTTTCTCTTGCACGCTTTGCTCAGCAGGCTGCGGCACACGGAGTTGAACTTCACATCGGCAGCATATGCGGGTGTTCGGTTGTTTCTCGTGCGCGCAACCTGCTGGCGCAAGACCTGCTTGAGTCCAAGTGCGACTACCTCATGTTCATCGACTCGGACATTAACTTCGAGCCAGAAGACGTATTCCGCCTCATGGCGTGGGGTACAGACCCTAAGAAGGGTATTGTAGCTGCGGTGCCCCGTACGCGCAGCGAAACCAAAACTTATATTGCTACTCTCGACCACGACGAGAACAACCAACTCACCATGAACCAGATGGGCCTAGTACGTGCAAAGCGCGTGGCGACAGCCTTTATGCTCGTGCGTCGTGAAGTGTTTGAGCAGATGTCAGAGGCCCACCCAGAGTGGAGCTACTACGACACGCGGTCCGACCGCATGCTAAACGCTATGTTCGACTTCCTCGTCACCGACGAAGGTTACATCGGAGAGGACTTCCTCTTCTGCGACCGTGCACGGGAACTTGGTTTTGAAGTGTGGGTAGACCCCACAATCACACTGGGCCACATGGGCGTACAGGAATATATCGGCAACTACGGCGATGATATCCTCTACCCGATGGTTGTCCCCGCACAGAAGGACGCAGCATAATGCCACTAGGTTTAAAACTACCACCTAAACTACAAGCCAAACTTGATGCGAGGGCGATGAACAAGTTTCAGGCGGCACAAGCTGGCGGTGCCAACATGGGTGCCCCTGCTATGGGCGGTCGCTACGGAGTCACAGACCGGGGCGAAAACACCAAGGACTTCAAAAAGGGCGGTAAGGTCAAGAAGATGGCTAAGGGCGGTTCCGCCTCTCGCCGTGCTGACGGCTGCGCCACTCAGGGCAAGACCAAAGGCAAGTTCGTCTAATGGCCAAGACGCCCGCTTGGACACGCAAAGAAGGCAAAGCGAAGTCTGGCGGGCTGAACGCCAAGGGTCGTGCGTCTTACAATAAAGCCAACCCCGGTAAGCCCGGCCTCAAGGCACCACAGCCTGAAGGTGGTCCGCGCAAGAAGTCATTCTGCGCTCGGATGTCGGGCATGAAGAAGAAGCTGACCAGCAAGAAGACCGCGAATGACCCTAATAGCCGCATCAATAAAAGCCTCAGGGCTTGGAAATGTTGATATGGAAATGATGCTCTGGAACATCGCATTGAGCGTCGTGGTGGCGGTTATGGGCTTCTTCCTTAGGGGGAAGATTGACGAGTTGGACCGTCTTGGTATCCTGCTCAACAAAACCCGCGAAGAAGTGGCGCGTGAACATGTCACTCGCGCTGAAGTTAACGTGATGGTCGATAGGCTTGGTGACCGGTTTGATAGGGCGTTCGAGCGTCTCGAGGCCAAGGTCGATGATATGAGGAAGGTATAGTTATGGCACGCAAGATGAAAAAGTTCTCTGCCGGTGGCGCACAAGGTCGTTATGACCGGCGCATGGCGGATATCGAAAAAGACCGCAAAATTGCTCTTGCCAAAGGTAAAAACGCAGATGTGGCTGAAGCGAAAGCCGCACAGCGTATCGCTGATGCCAAGGACGACCTAGCTAAGCGTACAGGCGCTGACCGCACTGCTACACGCAAAGCAGAGTATGACGCAGAACAGCGTTTAAGCAGGACCCGTAAGTTCGGCGCAGACAAACCCGCAGCCGCAGCTGAACCTGCTAAAACAACTACAGCCGCACCTACAGCCGAAACAGCGAAGGCTAAACCACAGAGCTTCGGTGCAGCATTCAAAGAAGCCCGTGCGCGTCTGGGTGCAGGTAAGACCTTCACCTTTAACGGTAAGAGCTTCACCACGAACATTGCTGGTGAAGGCCGTAAACCTGCACAGAAACCCGTACAAGGGTCTGCGGCTAAACCTGCGGCGACTACGCCTAAACCTGCGACGACTACGCCTAAACCTGCGGCAACTACTGCGACTGTGGCTAAGCCTGCGGCAACTGCGCCTAAGCCTGCGACATCCACTACCACTGCTCTCTTGTTGGCGTCTAAGACCGCTCGGGAAAAAGCGGAGAAAGACGCTAAAGCAAAAGCTGACAAGGCAAAAGCTGACAAGGCAGCTGCAAACGCAAAACGCTTTGCTTCCCGTAACGTACAGTCTGCATACGGGGCTGCAGGTGTTAAACTCGCCAAAGGTGGCACAGTTAAAAAGGAAACTACTATGAGCAAAAAACCAATGCCTATGGGTGGCAAGCAACTGATGCCACTTAAGAAAAAACCAACAAAAGAACCAATCACAGGTGGTGCGGACACTGTGCCGTTGACCCCGGGCCGTAAAGAGTTTCTTAAGGAACTGGCGAAGCGCAACGCTAAGCCGGGTATGGCTAAGGGCGGCAAGGCAACTAAGTTTGGCGCTGCAATGGTCAAGAAGTCGGCTGACACTAAGGGTCGTGCAATGGTCAAGAAGTGTAGCGGTGGCTCCATGAAGAAATACGCCAAGGGTGGCTCCATCGACGGTATCGCTATCAAGGGCAAGACCAAGACTTCGATGGTCAAGATGAAAAAAGGCGGCTCCTGCTAATGCGCGCTTGTCGGGGTATGGGGGCTATAAACCCTTCTAAAATGCCGGGGGCGAAAACTATTCGTCGTAAGGATAACCCCGACAACGTAACCGTGTACGCTAAAGGCGGCGAGGCGAAGCTCGACATTTCGAAGGCCATTAAGAAGCCGGGTGCACTGCGCTCGGCTCTTGGTGCCAAGAAGGGCAAGCCAATCCCAGCCGGTAAACTTGCCAAGGCCGCTAAGGCTCCCGGTAAGTTAGGCCAACGTGCACGGTTCGCGCAGTTGCTGAAAGGTTTTAAGAAGAAGTAATGGCCCGGTCGGACGAACCTAAATGGAAGCGCATCGTTGCCAGCGTAAAGGCTGGCACGAAGGGTGGAAACGCAGGTCAATGGTCCGCCCGTAAAGCCCAACTTGCGACCCAGCGGTACAAGAAGTCTGGCGGCAGCTACAGCGGCCCGAAGACGGAAGCCCAGAAGTCTCTGTCCAAATGGACCAAAGAGGACTGGGGCACTAAGTCAGGCAAGCCGTCTACGCAGGGGTCAAAAGCCACAGGTGAGCGCTACTTACCTAAGAAAGCACGTGAGGCTTTGAGTTCGCAGGAATACTCTGCTACAAGCAAGGCGAAACGCGCAGGTATTAAGGCAGGTAAGCAGTTTGTTAAGCAGCCGAAGGCCATAGCGAAGAAGGCAGCGAAATACAGATGACTACCTCGGGCACCAGCACATTTAATCTTAACCTCAACGACCTAGTCGAAGAGGCTTTTGAGCGTTGCGGGGCAGAGCTTCGCACGGGTTACGACCTGCGCACTGCGCGTCGTAGCCTCAACCTGCTTACTATTGAGTGGGCCAACCGTGGTATTAACCTGTGGACCATTGAGCAGGGCTCAATCCCTATGGTGCAGGGGCAGATTGTCTATGAGCTACCTGTAGATACAATAGACCTGCTTGAGCACGTTGTGCGCACCCAAACCGGGGAGCAGCAGACGGACATTACGATTAGCCGTATCAGCGTCGATACATACTCGACCATCCCGAATAAGAATGCGCAGGGTCGGCCTATCCAAGTGTGGATTAACCGCCAGTCAGGCGCGACCTACCCGGTGGGTGGGCAGCCTGCAGGTACTAACTCGACCACAGGTGTCGATCATCCATCAATCAACGTATGGCCCGCCCCCGACCAGAGCAACTTTTACACTTTTGTCTACTGGCGCTTGCGCCGCTTACAGGATGCTGGTGATGGTGTTACTACGCAGGATATACCGTTTAGGTTCCTCCCTTGTATGGTGGCTGGTCTCGCGTATCACTTATCCTTGAAGCTGCCCGGCGCGCTCGAGCGCTCTGCGGGCCTAAAGATGCAGTACGAAGAACTCTGGCAGCAGGCTGCTGACGAGGACCGTGAGAAAGCGCCATTGCGCCTCGCGCCTCGCCAGTATTTCCGGTGATTTGTGCCTAATCGGTTTGCTTCTGGCAAATGGGCAATCGCCCAGTGCGACCGCTGTAACTTTCGGTATAAGCTGAAAGAGCTAAAGCGGCTCGTCATCAAGACCAAGAACGTCAACATCCTTGTGTGCCCCACTTGCTGGGAACCGGACCAGCCGCAGTTGCAGCTCGGTATGTACCCCGTGGATGACCCGCAGGCTCTACGCAACCCACGTCCTGATAACAGCTACTACCAAGCGGGCCTCAACCCGAACAACAACCCAAGTGACGGTAGTCGCATAATTCAGTGGGGGTGGGCTCCAGTAGGACTAAATAATCCTTTGGGTTTATTTGGGCTTCCAAATACGCTATTAGGTAGTGGTCAAGTAGGGACCGTAACGATTGAGACGGAGAATTAGTGATGGATAAGAAAGATTTGAAGCAGGATAAGGCTACCGCAGCGAAGGCCGTGCATAAGCACGAGCGCGCAATGCATAAGGGCAAGCCTATGACTAAGCTGGCCAAGGGCGGCAAGACCAACGCGCAAATGAAGGCGCTGGGTCGCAATCTCGCCAAAATCGCCAACCAGAAGAAATCTTCGCGGAGCAAATAATATGGACTACAAACCCAAGACGGTGCCGATTGTGAAGAACAACTCGGGCTATCCAAACAACGTAGCTAACACTCAGACTGTGAAAACTCGCGGCACTGGCGCGGCTACTAAAGGTACGCATAGCAGCAAGAAACTGGCCTAATGAACTACGCACAACTGTTCGAGACAATCAAAGGGTACGTCGAAAACGACTTTCCCAACACTTCGTGGACCGGCTCTGACGGCACCACTCCGGTGACTTTGACATCTACCGAGCAGATCAACACGTTTATCGAACAGGCTGAGCAGCGCATCTTTAACATGGTGCAGCTGCTTGACCTGCGTAAGAACGTGACGGGTAACATGACGTCAGGTAATAAATACCTCGCAGTGCCTTCAGACTGGCTGGCTAACTTTTCCATGGCGGTTATCGACGCTACTGGGCGTTATGAGTATATGCTCAATAAGGACGTCAGCTTTATCCGGCAGTCGTTTCCTAACCCAGATGACGAAGGTATACCCACGCACTACGCCTACTTTGACGAGAACTCGTACATCTTGGGGCCGACACCAGACGATAACTATGCAGTCGAACTGCACTACTTCTACTACCCAGAGTCCATCGTAACCGCTGGTACAAGCTGGTTGGGTGATAACTTCGACAGTGTTTTGCTTTATGGCGCGCTGATTGAGGCGTATATCTTTATGAAGGGCGAGCAGGACATCAACGCCGAGTACCAGAAGCGGTACAACGAGGCGCTGGCGATGCTCAAACAACTTGGCGAAGGCAAAAACCGTCAAGACATGTACCGGACGCCACAGGCGCGGTATCCGGTCGCATAGGAGGCATAGATGTTCGACCCCGTTTCAGGCACTATTGGCAACGTCATGGTTATGGCTACCCAAGGACGTGGCTTCACGCCGGAAGAAGTTGCCGAGCGTGCGCTGGATAAAATTATCTATGTGGGCAGCAACGCACATCCTGCTATCCGTGACCAAGCTGAAGCCTTCAAAGACAGCATCCGTGGGGTGCTAGTGCACTACATGCACGAAGCTGTGCGGTCGCATAACGTAACTCTGGTGAACAAATTTAAACAGGCGGGGTATCCAGAGCTTACCTCGATACTCGATACATAAGGAGGCCACGAAATGGCAATTACTCAAGCAATGACCACGTCGTTTAAGGCCGAGCTTATGTTGGCTGTGCACGACTTCCGCGTAGGCGGCGATACTTTTAAGTTGGCGATGTACACCTCGTCGGCTGCGATTGACGCCAATACCGCCACATACACTACGTCTAACGAAGTAACCGGCACAAACTACACCGCTGGCGGTGGTACGTTGACTAACCTTGGCGTTGTTACCTCGAACAATAACGCGTCTTCGGGTACGGGTTTCACAGACTTTGCCGACCTGACCTTCGCTAACGCCTCCATTACGGCTCGCGGCGCGTTGATCTATAACACAACGCCTTCAGCTAACTCGAACGCGAACACCACGCTGACCAACGCTTCTGTTGCTGTATTGGACTTTGGTTCGGACAAGACTTCAACGGACGGTGATTTCACCATCATCTTCCCAACGGCCACTAACACCACCGCTATCATCAGGATTGCATAATGGCACTTACCCTTGCGGATCGCGTACAGGAGACGACTGCTACCACAGGAACCGGCACGGTAACACTTGCTGGGGCTGTTGCTGGCTACCAATCGTTTTCGACTATCGGCAGCGGTAATACCACATACTATACAATCACTAGCGACTTTGCTTGGGAAGTCGGGATAGGCACCTATACATCGTCGGGGACTACGCTCTCCCGTGATACCGTGCTGTCGTCTAGCGACGGCGGGGCTAAAATCTCGCTTACTGGCCTATCCAACGTATTCGTCACTTATCCGACTGAGAGAGCTATAACTGAGGGCTACGGCACTCTCCCCATTGCCAATGGCGGTACAGGCGCGACTGTGGCGGCTACGGCACGGACTAATCTCAGCGCAGCGGCTTCAGGTGCCAACACCGACATTACGTCTATCGCACTGACCACGGGTACAATTAGCACGACTCCGTCGAGCAGCAGCGACATCGCCAACAAACAGTACGTAGACACTCAGACGTCTGCTGGTATCCACTTCCACCAACCGGTGCGGGTCGAAAGCCCCGTCAACCTGAACGCGACATATAACAACGGGACTGCTGGGGTCGGTGCAACGCTGACTAATGCTGGCACTCAAGTTGCGCTAGCTATTGACGGCGTGACGCTCAGCGTCGCTGACCGCGTCTTGATTTATACGCAGACCGATGAGACCCAGAACGGCATCTACGTCGTAACAAGCGTAGGTTCTGGTTCGACCAACTGGGTATTGACGCGTTCCAGCGATGCAGACACTTATGTCAACGCTAGCCCAGACGGGCTGAGCCAAGGCTCAACTGTCTTCGTCCAACAGGGCACGACCGGCGCAGGTGAGACCTACACCTGCAACACGCTGGGTACGATTGTCTTCGGTACAACAGATATCACCTTTGCCCAGATATCGTCGGCACAGATTTATTCGGCGGGCACCGGTCTTACACTGACTGGCACTACGTTTAGCCTAACTGCCCCTGTAACTGTTGCTCTTGGTGGCACAGGAGCCACTGACGCGGCTACGGCGCTGTCTAACCTTGGTGCATACCCTGCGAGTAACCCTTCGGGCTATACGTCTAATGCGGGCACTGTAACCACTGTTGGCGGCACTGGCACGGTTAATGGTATCACACTAACAGGTAGTGTGACCTCGTCTGGCAATTTGACGCTGGGTGGCACACTTTCGAATGTTGACCTTTCTTCACAGATTACCGGTACACTTGGCGTCGCTAACGGCGGCACAGGCGTAACTTCACCCGGCACCTCAGGCAACGTCCTAACCAGCAACGGCACCATTTGGGTGTCTTCAGCACCCACCAGTATAACGTACACTGCGGTCAAGACATCTAACTACACCGCCGCCGCCAGCGAGGGCGTACAGACCAGCACTAGCGGCGGAGCCTTCACGGTTACGCTTCCAGCCACACCGGCTGTTGGCGCGCAAGTTGTTGTCGTTGATACCTCAAACTCTTGGGCCACAAACAACCTCACGGTTGGTCGCAACGGCTCCACTATTGAAGGTTTGTCTGAAGACCTTGTCTGCAATATCTCTGGCGTCAGTGTCCAGCTTGTCTATAGCGGTACGACTTGGAACGTGTTCGCGCAGGTCGGCGGTGCAGGTGCAGGTGTTGTCTCAGTGGCAGGGGGCGGTACAGGCGCATCCACAGCAGCCGGTGCCCGCACAAACCTTGGCGCTGCCGCGTCAGGCGCAAACACGGACATAACTGCACTTGACCAAGACGTAACGATTACTGCGACTGGCACCATTGCCACGGATACCATCGGTTATCGTGGGTTGCCACAGAACAGCCAGACGGCGTCATACACACTGGCACTGGCAGATCAGGGTAAGCTGATTAACACCACAACCGGTGGCGTGATTATTCCCGCAAACGGCAGTGTGGCGTTTCCGATTGGCGCTGCGGTATCTATCTTCAATAACAGCGGCAGCAACCAGACAATCAGTATCACGACAGACACACTACGATTGGCTGGCACTGCCACCACTGGATCACGCACATTGGCTCAATACGGCCTTGCGACTTGCGTAAAAGTTACCTCTACGGCTTGGGCTATCTCAGGTGCGGGGGTCACCTGATGACTGGGATTATGTGCGTTCTGGTTGGGATGGGCGGCGCTAAGGCGCCGTACTCTGCCAGTTACCTTGTAGTAGCAGGTGGTGGTGGTGCTAATTTCGCAGGGGGTGGCGCTGGTGGGTTCCTCACTGGTAGCCAAACTTTAACACCTAGCACTACATATACTGTTACGATTGGGGCCGGAGGTGTCGGGGCCTCTGCCACTGTTAGTACAAACGGCGTAAATAGCGTGTTTAGCTCTGTTACTGCTACTGGTGGAGGTACCCTTAACACCACTGGCGGGTCCGGTGGCGGCGGGTATCCGGGGAGTGGTGCTGGAGGTGTTTCTGGACAAGGTTACGGTGGGGGTGCTGGTGTTACTTACTCTTTTGATAACCCAGACGGTTCATATGGTGGTTGGGACTCTGGTGGCGGCGGAGGCGGTGCGGGTGGCTCAGGTACTGCGGCTTATGATAGGTACGGAGGAAATGGCGGTAGCGGGGCATCGTCCTCTATAACCGGAACTTCCGTAGGCTATGCCGGTGGTGGCGGCGGAACTGGGTATGTTTACGAAAGCGACGGCTACCAATCTGGCTCCGGTGGTAGTGGTGGCAGCGGGGGCGGCGGTAACGGCGGAGGAGCATTTGCTTCAGCTACTGCGGGTACAGCTAATACTGGCGGCGGCGGAGGCGGTGCATTTTTAGGCGGACCCAACCGTCCGGGCGGTTCAGGAGTGGTAATACTTTCCGTTCCAACTGCCAGCTACAGCGGCGTAACGACAGGTTCGCCAGTCGTGACAACATCCGGCGCAAATACAATCTTGAAATTCAACTCATCGGGAAGCTACACGGCATGACCACTCTTTCAAGCATCCTTCCTCCGGTAAGTCTATCGACTGCTTCAGGCACACTACCTGCAAGCAGCGGTGGTACAGGGTTAATTTCACCCGGCGCTTCAGGCAACGTCCTTATTAGCGATGGCACAGGTTGGACATCTGGTGCGGCAGCAACTGCGTACCCGCAGAACATCCAGAGCGGCAACTACACGCTGGTTCTGGGTGACGCAGGCAAGCAGATTTATTCAGCCAACACAGGCGCGCAGACAATCACGATACCAACCAATGCGTCGGTTGCGTTTCCGCTTGGGACGTTGATTACGATTGTGAATATGGGCACTAACAGTATCTTGCTTAGTGTTGCGGGAGTTTCTGTTTTTAATAACGGAAACGCAAGTGCGTTCAGCAGCCCACTAGTACCACCCGCTAATTCCGTGCAGATTTTAAAAACAGGCACAAACTCTTGGAATGCTACGTTTGGTACTTTCGTTGCCCCTACATTTACATACCTCATGGTTGCTGGCGGTGGTTCGGGTGGTTCTAGTAATGGCGGCGGTGGCGGGGCTGGCGGATACGTAACTGGCACAGCCTCCCAATCAGGGACTCTAACAATAACTGTTGGTGCTGGTGGGACAGGTGGCTCTACCGTAAGCACTAACGGCACTAACTCATCTATAAGCAGCATTGGTACCGCAGCGGTAGGCGGCGGATACGGTGGGAATATTTACAACACTATCATTGGCGCAGTAGGTGGCTCTGGTGGCGGTGGCCGCGGAAGCTCTGTCGGTGGAGCGGGGACTGCTGGGCAAGGATTTGCGGGCGGTACTGCTTATTCAGGCTACGGCGGCGGTGGCGGAGGCGGCGCTAGTGCCGCAGGTGTTAACGGGGATTTTTATGCTGGCGGCAAGGGCGGCGATGGACTTTCTTATTCAATTACAGGAACGGCGGTTACTCGTGGCGGCGGTGGCGGTGG